TCATTGTATTTATTTTTTTTGATTTAAATACTAATCTTATTTTATTATTCTTTGCCATTATAATTTACCAGCTTTTCTTAATTCAATATAAAATTCGTGTGTGTTATTTAGGTACTCTTTATGTTGCTTCTTGTCGCCAAACTCCAAATGATGTTCTCTACATAAAGCCATTAAGTTATCAATCGTATCGGCTTGTTTAGTTCCACCCATTCCTCTCGCTTCAATATGATGTATATCAACTGCTAAACCTCCACAAATCTCGCATGGTATGAAGTCGCTTTCATCAAACCCAAAGAATTTAAGATAAAGTTTAGTATGCTTTTTCATTTTACCTTCATAATCACGTTATATTCATCGCAAAGGTTCTGCAACTTTTCATTCATCTCGATAAAGGTATCATTTGTTGCTTCTATTGAAACTTTAATAAACGGTTGCGCATCTTGTCCATCTTCTATTTCAGCTTCTTTAAACATTGGAAAATCAAGTCCCCATTGTTTTAGGTTTGTTTCGTCCCAATTATTAGCCAAATCGTCCCAATCCCATTCACCAAATCCTACATTGTCCTTAATTATAAACTCTTGTTGTTGTTCTTCGGTTAATCCTTTTGCAATTACAACAGGCACATCTGTTAATCCTGCTTCAATACAAGCACGAAGCCGCATATTACCGCCAAGCGTAATCATTTGTTCATTAACTACAATTGGCCTTAATTCAAGCATTTCGGGAAAGTCCTGAATAGATCTTACAAGTTGCTTAAACTTTGCATCTCGTATTACTCTTGGGTTTGTAGGATTTGGTTTTATTAATTTAATATCCATTAAAGTGTATCAATTAAACTTTCTATTCTATTTAATATTTTAATTTTAATAGTTACTCCATTCCCGATCGTATCAATATCTTCTAATTCTCGTAGGACTTCTATAAGTGCTTGTATTTCTTGAAGCGCACTAACATTCATTGGTCGCATTATTGAGCATCTATTTGTGCTAATTTGCGTTCTGCCCAATCAATACCTTCATCTCCGCCCCAAGCGTCCCACATTAATTTACCACAACCTTCACCGTATGGCGTATTTTTACTTTGCTGATGTCTACGGAATGCACTCATTCTCGCAATCGTATCTCTTGATATTGGTTCACGATTTGCTAATTGATTTGCGCGAATTTTACCTACTTGCGTTCCACAAGAACCCCAACCATTTTCTTCTGCGTATTTGATTGCTCGTTTAGCATTATCTGTCGCTGCTTGTGGGTAGTCATCATAAGTTTCTTCAGCATAGATACCTTTTGCAAGTAATGCTCTCCAAACTTCTTCGGCTTTCTCTTTAGTATCATATATGCAATCCGAATTTCCTACTCGGTATTTGCCATTAGAACATTTAAATACAGGCATTAGCTTTTCTTTTTACGACCACGCTTTTTAGGTTGTGATTTAGGTTCTTCTTCAATTAGTACTTCTTCTTGTACAACATCTTGTACAATATCTTGTACAACTTCTTGTTCGTCGAACTTGGTAGCAACGTATAATATACGCATCATCTCGGCAACGCAAGACATACACCATTTGTTTACAAAGAAGTTTTGGTCAATAAGTTTCTTATATGCGCTTTCAATTTCTTCAACGCTTTCTTTATTCAAGTTCTTGATAAAACCAGCATCACGCAAGGTGTACCAATGCTCTTTGTATTTTTCTAAAATTGCTCTTTCTAAATATTCCATTATAACCATTTTTTAAATAAGATAGCAACGATAGATGCAGCGAAGCCAATCATTACCGAAGCTATTAAATTACAATTAAAAGTATAAGACGATAATACACCAACCCAAAACGATAAACAATAACCACAATCAAATGGTTTTAAACGATATGGTACTTTGATATATTGATAACCTTTGACATCTTTGCCGATGTTAAATTTATCAAGCAACCATTTTGAAAACGCTTGTGGTAACATTGATACTTCTGCAAACGAGAAACCAACACAAGCACTACCGATAACTAAAAATAACTCATTCATTTTCTTTGATATTTAATTTGACATTTTGAATTGCGTTTTTAACTCCGTTGGCTATTGTGCGAATAGGAATGCCTGTATCTTCTGAAACTTTTTTGTAAGTACCTAATTGTAAATATAATTTTAGGACTTCACGTTCAAAGTATCGGAGTTTTTCTATTGATGTTTCTGCTGAAACTATCTTTGCTTCTACAATATCGTAAGCAGTTTCGCCTTGCGTATCGTAAATAAGATTGGAATACAGTATTGCATCTGCGTTTTCAACCATCTCATCATCGGTCAATGCGATACCTACGTTATTATTCTTGAAGTTTTGGTAATAAAATTTAGATGTTTTGCTTCTAAATTGGTTTAAAGCAATACGAATGATGAAGAATTTAAGGTATTTTTTAGATTGCATTTCCAAAATCTTGTCTTTATCGTATTCGCATACAGTTAAAAACACATCTTGACGCAATTCCTCCCACCATTCATTAGCTATATTCTTGAAGAAAGTAACTAATTCTTTGTTTTCGTAATACTCGGCTATTAGTTTATTCGAGTTCATTTGCCATATATTTATCTATTGTGCTAATCGCTTCATCAATGCCAACGCAGAACGTAGCATAAAAGCCAATAGTATTTAGATAGCATATATAGTCATTTTGTTTATTCAAATGCTCATCAGTTTTCAACATTCCATCTTTTTTAAATGGTGTTTTGCCCTGTGCCTTAAGTTCTATTGCTAATGAAGCATACTTTCCATTGTTGAAAAAGATAAATAAATCGGGTGTGCCTTGTCCAGCTTGTCCAAGTGCTTTCGCTTTTTTTGCTAAATATATCGGTAATCTTGCACCCGAAAGGTAGTTAGCCAAAAACTTAACCTTTGGGTATTTTAAACGCAAATAGTTTACAACTGCAAGTTGGACAATGTCTTCAGCGTTTTTCATTGTTTATTCTCCTTAAATTTCTTTCTGAACTTATTCAGTTTTTTCTGTTGAGTTATCCAAGACTCTTTATCCTGCTCGTAATTGCCACTCAATTCAGGGTTAAACTCCCAAAACATCCCACTCTGTAATAAGAGATAGTAATCACGCTCAGAGTTTATTCTCATTGTTTGCTATCTTTTTTATAATTCATTTAATGCCTCTAATTGCTTTTCCAAGTCCTTTGTGTATTCGCATAAAGCCATTGCATCGCTTCTAACTATATCAAGTTGAATTGTAGCTGCTTCATAACGCGCAAACATTGTATCGTGTATTTCCTTTGCTTTATTTATTAATTCACACGCCCTATCAATCATTTCATCATATCCTTTGAAATCTTGTAAATCGTGATTAATAATTTGTAATTCAATTCCAAGCATTAATAACTTCAATCGTTCTTCTTGGAAATATCTCAAACCTTCAAGTTGGCTTTGTAGATTGTTTAAATGGTTTTTGTAATTGCTCATAATTAAAAAGGTGCTTCGTTAAATTCTTTACCAAATGTATTTCTTAATGTTGACAATTCCAAATTACCAGCATCTACATTTCGTTCACGTTTTGCTTTTGCTTCTAAACCGAAATAAATCCCATCGTCTTTACGTTCGTAAAATCTATTTTTACGCCAATCAAAATACAATTTACATTTACCAATTTTAGCACTTCCTTTTGGCTTTGCCTTTGCAATGTGTATATGCGTTTCATTATCCTCATATGGTTGCTGCGTTTCGCTATCAATAAAGCCCTTAGGTGGTCGCCAAAGAATAATAAATGCCATTGCCTTACGAAAGAACGATTGACCACCTGCTGATTGTCTTGGGTGTGGTGGTGGATAGAACGTAACACCGTTTTCGGTTATCGGTGCTTGGTCTTGCGGGTGCATACAAATGTAGATATGCTTATTCTCTTTCTTTGCGTAGCGTCTTAACTTACCAATTGCATCTTCAATATACAAATCTTGGCGACCTGCATAATCTTTCATATCGTGTTTAATCTCGTTATATGGGTCGAAAAGAATATTATCTATCTTGATATTATTATCAATTTCAAATTGCCTTGTTTGGCTTATAATATCGTCAAACGTAAAGCTGTTTTCATCGTTATCTACAATAAAAAATTTATCCGATAGAAAGTTTATAGCATTGTAAATTTCAGCTTCAGTACAATGCTCAAAATCACTTGCGAAAAATTGCTTCTTACAATACTTTGAAACAAGTTCTTTAGCAATATCTTTGTAGTCGCCTGTTTCGGGTGTAAAAAGGATATGCCTTTGATTGTAAAGCAAAGAAAGGTTAAGCAAAATTTCTAAGTTAAATTCAGTTTTGCCAGAATGTGGCGAAGCAAGTATGAAAGTCATTGACCCACTCTTGCGGGTATAGTATTCATCAAGTGTATCAAAGCCACAATAGTCGCCTTTTTGAATACCTTGTTTATGAAATGCCAAAATTTCATTCTCGAAGTCAGTTAGTTTTTTTATCATTTTGTTTTTGGTTTATGCGAATATACTATAATTTATCAAAATGTCTTTCATATATGTGCATATTAGTAGCATGATGGTAATACCAACCAACTTCTAATTGCAATTTATTTGCTATTAATTCAAGTAATTTAGAAAAACAGTATTGGTCATTGCAAAATCCAAACCAAACATCATTCGATCGCATATATACTGACATATTCAATCTATTATCAATTACATTAAATCCTATTGAAAGTGTGCAAGGTGTGTCATGCTCGTACTCAGAGTGTTCTTTTCCATCATATATTGATATTACAGCTCTTCTTGAATGCTTGTTTTTGTTTAATTCATCAATAATATATTGTATTTGGTTGTTTCTTAACCATTGATAGCCATAGTTTGAATTTACTAAGTCGTCTCCGTTATGCATTCTATCCCAAATTTTTGCTATTTTTTTTATTTCAGAAACACTTCTGTTTCCAGACAAATACCAATCCCATTCGTATTCTGCATAATCTTTTTTCCAATTTCTCTTCGGTGTATTAATATCTCTTTCAATTGGATTATCTATAAAAAAACCAACATTAAATAAAGCTTTTGTATCATTATATTTAATTCCATTTGAGTTTATAAAATCATATATTTTTTCAAAAGCCTCTTGGGCGTTATTAAACCTGTTTAACAAATGTTCCATTTTTCATTTCTCCTTTTCTATTTTTAATAACTTCGTAAGCTGAATTAATACAGTCTTCAATTTTAACGTCAACTAATTCAGAAAGATTTGTTAATACCACAACGATATCACCTATTGCATCTACAACCTCGTCGTGTTCGTTTTTTAATAAAGCTCTTGATAATTCTCCAACTTCTTCCTGTAGTTTAAGACATTGCGTCTTTGCGTCTCCTTTTAAATAAAGACCTCTTTCTGTTGCCCAATTTCTAATTGGTTGAAATTCATTTTTTAAGTTCATTTTACTTATTATTTAAATAATCGTTCATGCTTGCAATATAAGCAATAGCATCTAATAAATTGTCTTCTTTGTGATTATAACTTTCTCTTGATAATTTTAAAGCTATTAAAGCTTTGTACATTATTTCTGCACTAAAATCTTTTCCGGTCATCGCTGAAAGTATTAACGCCGCCCTTTCCATACCTTCCGCAAATGGTCCGTATTGTCTTTCTTTTTCTTCAGACCTTTTAAATACAATTTCGTTTGCTTGTTCTAAAATATTCATAATTTTTGTTTTTTTGGTTTTTTAAATCTAAATAAAATTTTTATCAAAATTAAAATCTTCTACCATTAATTTTTGAAATTCAAAATTTCGCATTCCCGTTATGTGACTGTCGGTAGGAAAAAAATATTTCCAACCCTTGCTTAAGCCTTTATTTATATAATAAAAAAATGCTATGCACGTTTTGCCACCTGATTTTTTAAATACAACGCTTGCACTATGTTCACTCGAAATCATTATCTTTTCAACTGAAAATGTTTCGTTTGCGTAATTTGTAACTCTGTCTTGCCTGCTAAATCTATCTGCTACGACATTAACAAATTCATTCAATTCTATTGCTATTTGTTTTTCCATTAGTTTATAGGTAAAGTAAAGTTAGCTACTGTTGGTTTATTAATCTTGTATTCATCTCGAAACCAAACACCTCGCATCTTTTGTTTCCAATTCTTAACCTTGTTACCCTTACTATCGCACCAATTACCTGCTTCATAATAATTCCAAGCACTTCTTGCACCTATATAGGTATAACCATTATCAATAAAGTATTTCTCAACTTCATCAATAGATTGTCTATATATAGCATTTTCTTTTGTTTTATTTTCTTTTGTTGGATTTTGTTCAACACTTGCTGAATTTTGTTCAACACTTGTTGCAACTTCTTGATTTTCAGCACGTTTTTCTGCGCTTAATTTACCAGCTGCTGAACGTTTTTCTTTAATGTCTTGCATCTTCCCTACGTTCTTTAATACTCGTTCACTCCAAAAGCATTCGCCATCACTACTAAGTAAATCAACGTCTTCAATACAAGATTGAATAAATGATTTTACTAAATCTTGTTCGCATTTTAACTGATATGCTATTGCAAAATACAAGTTCAGCTTCGCACTAATAAGCGTATGCAATACCGTTATGATTATATGAAAGATGTATTGCGGGGCGAACAAAAACAAATCATACGTCAATCAA